GAGGCAGGTGTAACGCTATCTCTGGGGGGCGGGACCATACTCGCGTTCCATTGCGTTTCGGGTGACAATCCACTGCTTGCCATATTTCTGTGCATCTACACCTTCCACCAGTTTGTGATAGGCAACTGCCTTTCGGAGCGTACTCTCGTGCAGCCCCCAGAGTTCTGTAGCATCCGCAAAGGACAGGAGACTGTCAAAAGGTGAGGACACAGGCACACTGTTTTCCCAGAGTTCGGAGCCGTCCATGTCGATATCATCATTCCAAGAGACACCATAGCCTCCGGGGTCAGTGCGCACTTGACCGAACAGACCGGGAACGTCACGCAGGGGGGCGAAAACAGGCATCCGCTGGATCAGCGGGGTCATGTCGTATTCCCGGCAGCAGCCTTCTGTGAAGTGGACCAGAAGCCTGTAATTTGCCAAAGGGGTCACGGATTTGATCTTGTGAAACATGGGACCACTCCTTTCTGTGCTGTATCGGACCGCACCCCGCTCATACGAGCGGGGGCAGCGTCCAGAAGTTCTGTGTATTCCACATATCTAAGAGTTCCTGCTGATGCGCGGCCATCCACTCCCGAACCATGGCCAGCCCCTTGCCGGGAAGATCCCCCTCCATCATATCCAGCGTCTGAATATCGATGATGCCATTATAGTCACCGTATAGTGCGTGGATATGCGGCGGATTATGCTCCTTACCCAGCAGATACATTTTGATGGTCATACCATAAAAGCGAGCAATCACAGGCATATTCATTTCCCCTTTCTGATTATTATCATATCACGGTATCGTGAAAAAGTCAAGAGAAAAAGGAGAAAATTATGGCGGTTGTCAGTGCCGGGGAGCTGCGGAACCGGGTGGAGGTGCTTCGCCGGACCGGGCGGATCAACCCGCTGGGGGAGCAGACATACGACTATGAGACAGAGCGCCGGGTGTGGGCCAAAATCGTGCCCACGGCTGGGCGGGGCGAGACCGTTGAGGGAGACATGGAGCGGGCGGAGGTGACCCACCGGATCACCGTGCGCCGGGCCTCCATCCCGAACCTGACAACGGACCTGCGGCTTCGCTTCCGGGGGCAGGTCTACGAGGTCCAGTATTTTTACCCCAACTACCGGGACAGCGGTTTCCTGGATCTTTACGTAAAGCTGGTGATTGAAGATGGCATCCACGGGTTTTGATACGGCCTCGCTCCAAAGGCTGGGCCGGGACCTTCTGCGGTGCGGAGAGGCGTATTCCAAGAAGGAGAAAAAATTTCTCCGCCAGGAGGGCTCCAAACTGCTGAGAAAAACCAAAAAAGAAGCCAAGCGGGTCGGCAAAAAGACCGGCAATTATCAGAAATCCATCAAGCGCGGCAAGCCCTATTCCTATCGCAGATCAAATGCCATCCGGGTGTATTCCTACGCCCCGCACGCACATCTGATCGAGGAAGGTCACCGGATGGTGACGCACGATGGACAGGAAGTCGGGTTCGTGCAGGGGCATCATGTCTTTGAGACTGCCGCACGGGACTTTGAACCGCAGTTCCAGTCGGACTTGGACGATTTTTTAGAAGGGACGGTGCGGCTGTGATCTCTTTACAAGCGGTCAATCGGGCAATCTGCGCACTGTATCAAAAGGCCCTGAACGCCGCCGGCACCGGCGCCGAGCTGGTGGCGGAGGACGTGTCCAAGCCCATCATCCGGCCCAGCGGCAAGGTGGAGCTGGAGGACGGATCGGACACCCGGCTCCTGGCTTCCGGCCGGGAGCGGACGGTGACCTTCCGGCTGTACTACTTCGCCAAGGACCGGGACCGGCCCAAGCTGGAGAACCTGGCGGTGCGCGGCGCCATCGGGGAGGCGTTTCTGGATGGGATCACGGTGGAGGACACCTATCTGGGCATTGACGAGGGCGTGTCCTTTACCGTGACGGACGGCGTGCTGGTGGCCTCGCTGGAGCTGACGCTGACGGAGCCGGTGCCGGAGGCGGACGCAGAACCCATGGAAGAGCTGAATTTTGAATGAACCCCGCTTTTCGAACATTTTTATCGAAAAGCGGGGTTCTCCGTTGTAAAAAGCCTTGACATATCAAGGCTTTCGTTTTTATATAGATTTCTGATATGAATCAAAACTTGTCAAACGCAAATACAAAACTTTTACGGTTCACTGTCAGTTGAACATGACTTTTTGATATAAGACAAGTAATAAGCCTCCTCGAAGGCTTGCGGTGTCTGGTATCTCAGTGTTAGATGGGGACGCACCTCATTGTAGAACGTAATGTATTCTGCAACACATCTGCAAAAATGTTTTTCTGATGTGTATTCTCGGCGATAGGCTTCTTCACGCTTAAAGGAAGAAAAGAACGCTTCAGCCACCGCATTATCCAATGGCCGCCCGCTGGCCGAAAAGGACTGCTTGGCTCCGCACCGCTGTAAAAGTTCAGAAAATGTCTTAGATATGTATTGTGAGCCTCTATCACTATGGAAGGTCAGGTTGTCAGGCCGGCCTCGCTCTTCAAATGTTTGCCGAAATGTTAATGTAGCCAACCGTGTGCTCATGTGGCGAGATACCTTATACCCAATCACCTTGCGGGAATAAAGGTCCAGGATCACACACAGATATACCCAATAGCTTTTGACTTTAAAATATGTAAGGTCACTTACCCAGATTTGATTTGGTCGACTTGCTGTGAACACCCGTTCCAGCAAGTTTTGTTTTTGCCGTTGCTGCTTTGCTTTATATAATTTCTTAGCATCGGTGCGAACACTGTGCAGATCCAGTTCCTGCATAATGGCAGAGACTCGCTTAGCACTGACATGGATTCCGCTTTCTGCCAATATCATACGGATTTTTGATGCACCGAATCTTTGATCATTGTCATCAAATACCTGCTTCACTTTTAATTCGAGCTGTTTCTGTTCCTCCTGATATTTACTTCGGTCTGCACGACGGAAAATGTGGTTATAGAAGGTTCCCCTTGCAACGCCCAGAGCGTCGCATAGCTCATGTACACTAAAAGGGTTGTCCGGTTGATGATAGAGATGCTCCAGTGTAGCAAGCCGTTTTTGAAGCGGCACGGCTGGAATAAAGCCGGACAACCGAATCACATCCATCATATGTTCCAGCCTTTGAAGTTGACATGAAACAGCATCAAATTCTTTAGGAGTATATGATCTTTGCGGAGTCATGATGGGGCAAAACTGTTTTCGCCAGTGGTACAGTGTGCTTTGAGCAATATGTAACTCTTGGCACAGAGATTGGATGGACTCACCTTTTTCATAGCGGCGGATAGCTTTAATTTTGAACTCCAGCGGGTAGGTGTACGGCATAGGTTCGACCTCCTTTGTATATGAACCTATTATAGCAATTGCGAAAAATAGTTCTAGGGTGGCGAAGAAAGACTCCGCAACAGCGTTGTCATGAAGTTTCCCCGAATTGGAGAAAGATTGTACCACTGTGCGCTCATGAAGTAGTTGTCGGAACCAATGTAAGGTGTATTGAGCCCCTCGGTCACTGTGAAAAATGAGGCCGGCATCGGGAGCGCACTGCTCCCATGCGGCCTTAAATGTGGAGGTAATCAGATGGGTGCTGGTCTTCCTGGACACTTTGTAGGCAACAACTTTACGTGAAAACAGGTCTAAGATTACGCAGGTGTAAAGATAGAATTCCACCAGTTTAAAACAGGTAACGTCACTGACCCAGATCTGATTGGGCCTGTCCGCCTGGAACTGTTGACGCAGGAGATTTCGTTTCTTCTCGGGCTCATGAAGCTTCATGTAGTCCTGTTTTGCCGTGGCGCGGATGCTGAACAGTCCCATCTCCAACATCAGGTGGGACACATATTCTGTGCTGACCTGATGGCCCC